TACGCTCAGGTGCTCTACTTAAACGATAGATGACTAAAGCATCCTCAATCATTCTCAACTGGTTGAGTGCTTTGATTGACTTATGAAGATATGAAAGTGTAATTCCTTTATTTCTATCTACAAGACCCGAGGTACAGTAAGTAATAGCATCTTTTGCTATCTTAATTCCTTGACTTCCTCCACTTTGAATTGCTGAGGTAGTTCCTGCAGAATTTCCCGATTTGGGATTGTAGATAAAGAACTCTTCAATCTCAGGAAAATCATACTCCATAGGATCTTTCAATCCTCTAAGTTGATTATTGAGAGTTTGTGTTTCTCCGGGTTTTTTCTTTTGTTGACGAAGGTAACGCATTTTCATTGCGTCAATATATCGCAATTCCTTAATCCCCTCTTGGGGATTTTTCATATCAATAATTTTATGATAGTAAATGCGACCATCAACATACCAATTTCTATAGATTTCATGAGACTTTTTATCAAAGTCTAAAAGATCTAAAATATGCTTAAATTCTTTTCTAATCTTTGCTTTGATACCATCACTAGCGTTAAGATTAGAAAGTTCAATCTCTACAGGACTATCATTTGTATCAGAAACAATTGCTTCATTTACAATATCTTCAATTGCACTATCTACTTCAGGATGAAGAGACATTTCGCGATATCGTTTGATTAAATCAAACTCACTTCTGAATACACCTTCAAGATCTACGTAGCTACCAAAAAAACCACTAGTCGCATAGTGATCAACCGAATCCTCATTATTAGGAGGAACGGGTGATACGGCACTTTGCGGTAGTGGTTCGGAATTCTCAATTGAGAATCCAAATAACTTTGACGACATAATGATTTATGGTTTAGTCCTTTCAATTTATTTATGAAAGGACTAAACCTAAGATATTACGACTCTTCTGGTTCGGTTAATTGTCCTCTATTCCAAGAATTAACTTGGAATTCTACAGTAAACTCTTCAATCTGATCGCCATTGTCGTAAGACAAATCAATCTGAGAAACATTAGTTGGGAAAATGTCAATAAAGTTATACTGTGCAAGTACAACATTATTGCTGCCGGAATTATCTTGACTTGAGAATTCCCTACCCCTACCAAGTTGATAAACTGTAGCGTTGGACATATACGCTGCTGGTAATGTAGCACCCATATTATTAGAAAGTTTCGCCATGTGCTCTATCCATGCCTCAAATGCATATCTGAGACCAAAGTTTTCATCATTGATAACTGTTACAGTCCAGGTATCAACAGTTCTGTCACCAGCAACTTTGAAGATGCGTCCTCTAAAAGGAACATCAATTTGTGCAATATTGGAAGCAGGAAGTGCTGCCGACTTACACATGAACTGGAATGTATCAGCATCCCATGCACCCGAAATAGCCTCGGGGAAGGTTGTTAATTCAACCTCAAACAGATTGGGGCGGGCACCGCCGCCAATAAGTCTGGATTTGAATGCCGAAAGGTTTTTGTTTGCTCTTGTAGCCATTGTTTTACTCTCCTTTAGATATTTATGGTAAGGCTAAATCAAACTCTACCTGCTACTTCTTCAAAACTAATACCCGTGCGTGTAGCAACGAATGTTAGAGTGACGTAGTTAATAGACTTGGCAGGTTTTAGGTAGATATCTGCTCTAAACTCATTGTTATCAATGATATCAGGAGTATTGTTGGTTTCATCGCAAATAACGAGGAATCCAAAGAGACCTCTCTTCGCTTCAACATCACGAAGATAAGGTTCAACAATGTTTCTGAAGTTTGCTCTTGTTAACTCGTCGTTGAGTTCAAAGAGTTGTGCGTTTGCTGCACTCTCAAGTGCTTGCTCAATGGTAAGGAACAAACGGCGAACGTTAATTCTGTCAAATGCAGATGCATAAGACAACGCAGTCTTGTCTCCGAAGAGATATGTTCCTGTTCCAGCCTGGGTTACAAAGGAGTTGATTCTGTTAGGATACAGTTTATCTCTCTGTGCCTTGGATGGATTGTATGCAAGTTTGATTGCATTATTCAATGTACCTCTTGCTTGTCCTGCAGGTGAGAACCATGGGAAAGCAACAATGTTTGTACGAGTCATCATACCAGCAACATCAGCGTTGCAAGGTACGTAACGGAACTTGTTATTAAAACGGTCGTACATATACTTATAACCACTATCAAATGCGGCATAAGATGATGAAGTTAATGGACTAAAATACTCAATTAAATTATCTGTTTGGGTTGTTGTGTTGGATTGTCCAACCAAATCTGCTCTATGAGGACCAACCAATGCCATACAATCTTTTCTTTCTTCTGCAAGAGAGATTAGATAGTTTGCTTTTGCTTGGGATTCTTCTTTAGAAGTAAGACCAGGACCCATGATCAGATAATCAACCTGAACTTCATCCTTATTCTGAAGGTATGAATATGCAGTTTGAAGATCTCCAAGTGTAGCAGTCATTCCACCACTTGCACCGTAATCTGCACCACCTTTCAGGACATACGATACATTGCCGATTGCCGAGAAAGTTACGCCTTGCGTTGCTTGTCCCCATGTTCCACTACCAGTAGATACTGATGTAAAGGAAGCAGATGGAACACCAGTGTAAGCAGTAAAACCAGTTGCTCTTGGTTCTGTTCCATGGAAAGCATCTACTGCTGCTGACGGACTCTTGCCTGCATATACGTTAGCAGAGAAGTCGGCAACATAATCTTTATAGTAAATTTTCTGTGGAGAATTTACAGAAGAAATAGTATCAAGTGCTTTAGAAAGACCAATGTGCTTCTCAAGAATGTTACCTTGAATACCTGTTACAAGACCTTTATCATCTACAACTACGACATGAATGCCATCACCATATCCTGCTCTTGTGGATGCAAAGTTATTTGCAATTGGTTTTGGTGCAACGGATTTCCAGAAAACTGTTGAATTAGTTAATCCAAGAGTTTGCTGATCATACCAGTCAACTGCACTAGTAACGAGAGTGTTTGTAATTGTTCCAACGCCAACACCTGAAGAATTTGTAAATTCTAAATCAGCGGTTGTCTTGAACTCCCCATAAGCAGTTCCTTCTTGATAAGAAACTCTACTTTCAGTTGCTCCACCACCCACGGTATGAACGCGAGAAACAATCTTAACGTCAACAGTACTTGCTCCGGTCGTAGATGTTGTAACGCCGGTAACAATACCTTTGAGGTATCCAGTGAATGTGCTTGTAGATCCTGAACCAGGAACAGTTACTCCATTAAGAGATGCAGTAACACCAAGACCAATAGTAACTCCTGCAGTAGAAGGACTTGTGGTGTTGATTCCTATAATTTGATCTGCCAGGTCATCAATAACACAAACTTTAAGATCGTTTGCCCATGTACCTGGGTTCTTAGCAGCCCAAGTAAAATCTGTTGCGCTGGTGTGGTTCTCCGAATAATCGTCGTAGTTGTCTACATTGAGGTTAGTAGTATTAGCAATACCAACACCTGCGTTAGCATTGTTTAAGTTACTGCCACCTACTCTTACAACTTTAAGAACGCCGCCATACGAAAGGTAGGAAGAAGCAGACATCCAATACTCATATTGAGCATCATTGTTGGATGGCTTACCGAATACATCGATAAGTGCTTGCTCACTGTCAACTTGAATACACTCATTTACAGGACCAATCGCGAAAGGACCCGCAATTGCTCCAATATTATCTAAAACATTATCAACTCTACCCTTGGTTAAGTCAACTTCTCTGACGAGTACGCCTGGAGATAATTGAGGAGTCGCCATTTTTTTCTCCGTAAATCTCAGTTTATCTGAAAATATTTATTAAAAACTATATCTTCAGTGGGGAAACGTGGCGTGAACTACCAGTCTGGATAAATGTCTTTTATCTTAGAAACCGAGTTATACTTATCTTTTCTGTTATCAGTAATTCTTTTTATAGTACACTCTTTACATTCATACGAATATGAAGATGCTACTGGTCCTCTATTTTTTCTTGTTCTGTAAAATCCTTCTACTAAATTTTTTGTTTCACCACAAATTCTACATTTTCTATCATTGAGAAGCAAATGTCCTAATTTTATCTGCTTATCAAATTCCATCAGTATCTCCACATATAATCCATACCACCAGCAGTGTCTCCATACTCATCTGCCTTAAACCACCTATCACCATCATCGTCAGTAAAACTATCGTCTCCCATACCATCATCCATAAATCCAAATGGTGCCATATCTTGTTCGATTTGATTTTTTTGTTCTTCGTATAGTCGCTTACGAACATCTTGGTCAGTCAGTTCTTTAAAGTAATCTTGTGCTACCAACCAAGCATAGATAACCAAACACATTGCAAGGTCATCATTACAACCTTCCTCTGCTTCAAATGAATTATGTTTTGAAATAAAGGTTGTCAATTCTGAAATAATCTCATAATCATTGAAGAGTAATTTATCCTCTTCAATCATTGTCTTAAGATTTAATGACCCAACTTTCTTCACAGTCTTTGACATCTTCACACCCAACTGGGTTTTTTTGCCCGAAAATCCTTGACCTACAACTTGCCCTGCTCTGCCCCTCATAGAGCACATAAGTAAGTTTTGATACTCAAGATCATATTGTAAGATAGACGCTACCTGGTCTCCAATATCGTTGACCTCACAGAGTATAAATGCGCTATTGTAGTTTTTTGCTACTTCATAAATTATATTTGGAAATAGCATAGGTTTGATATCATTATTTCGATACTTTGCTACA